GGACGATCAGAAGCCGGACGACAAGCGATCGAAGAAGTAGGAGACAGACATGGGCATGCCGGTCGTTACGGTAGCAGCGGGCGGCATGCCTGTTGTCGATGTCACAGCAACCAAGCCGGGTCTTGGAATGCCGGTGACGGAGGCGGCGAACAAGTATGGCGTGGCGGTGACCAAGGTCGCGGTCTACGGACTGCCGGTGACCTTCGTGGCGCCGCCGCTTGTTTCACGAGAAACAAATGACAGCGAAGCTGACCGAAGTGGCGCCGGGAAAGTGGCGCATCGACAAAAGGCAAATCGCCCCAGCGCGAAGTGATCTGGCGGTGCCCTATGTCATTAGCGACACTATGGAGCCGACTGAGCAGGTGGATGGGCGGTTTTACACTTCAAAGGCCACCTTCCGCGCCGTCGGCAGAGCGCACGGCCTCATCGAGGTCGGAACTGAGAAGTTCAGGCCCAAAGAACGCGCGACGGCGAGCCGGAAAGAAAAAGAGGCCAGACGAGCAACGCTGAAGAAGGCGCTCGAGCGCTACAAGGCAGGGCATCGTGCCAAGCACCTCGCCTAGACAGAAGAAGTTCATGCGGATTGCGGCGCATGACGCCGGGTTCGCCGCCAAGGCTGGCATCAGCCAGTCGGTGGCGCGGGACTTCTACCGCGCCGACAAGCGACGCGACACGATCAGGAAGGCGATCCGCAGAGTACGAAACGGGAATTGATCTAGATCAACAGCCGCTCAGACCGGCAGGGAGTTTCAAATGTCCGACACCAACATTGCGCCTCCAGCACCGGCGTCAGCACCGTCAGCACCGGCACCGTCCACCGGCGAGGTGGTGATCGACCAGAACCCGGCCAGCGCACCCAAGCCGGTTGGGCCACAGGCGCCGGACGCGCCGGTCGGAGATCTGGAGGGCGGCAAGGGACGTCCGCCCAGTCGCCGTGAGGCCATCCAGAAGGCTTTCGAGCGGGCCAACGTCGAGGAGCAGCCCGAGCATAAGAAAGTGGTCAAGCGCGGCATGGGCGACAACAACCCGCCCGAGACTATGGAGAAGGAAAAGGGCGAGAAGCCGGAGGCGAAGAAGCCGGAGCGGTATCGGGAGGGTGGCCGCTTTGCGAAGGCGCCGGATCAGGCGGAGGCGGGGCGTCAATCAGCGCGTCAGGCGCCAGACGCCGGTAAACCATCCGCGCCGCTTCCCGAAAATGCGCCTTATAGAGAGCCGCCACCGCGATTTTCCGAGCGCGGTAAGCAGGAGTGGGCGTCGGCACCAGAAGGAGTGCGCGGCGAGGTCTATCGAATGGCGAAGGAGTTCGATGGCGCATACCGGCAGTACCGTGGCGACCATGAGGAGATGAACACCATACGCCATTTCCACCAGATGGCGAGCCAGCATGGCACGACGCTGGCGCGGGCGCTCACGAACTACGTCGGCATGGAGCAGAAGCTGCGGCAGGATGTCGTCGGCGGTCTCGACGTCATCATCAGCAACCTGAACCTGCGGACGAACGAGGGGCACAAGCTGACGCTGCGCGACGTCGCCTATCATATTCTCCAGCAGAACCCCGATCAGCACCGGCTCATCCAGCAGGGCAACGCGCAACAGGCGCAGACGCATCAGATCGGCCAACTGCACCAGATCGTGCAGTCTCTTGCGCAAAACGTCCAAGCAATGCAGACTGAGAAAGTATTCGGTCAAACACGGTCAGCCGTGGATCAGTTCGCTGACACGCATCCGAGGTTTGACGAATTGGGCGACCTGATAGAACAGGAACTTAAATTCGGTTTCGACCTCGAGACCGCGTACCTGAGAGCCGAAAGGCTCCGCCCCGCTTCAGGACGAGCGGCTCAGACCCGCAACGGCACACCGGCTCAGACCCGATCAGACAAGTCGATTTCCGGCGCTCCAGATGCTGGCCCCTCAGAAGGGCAGCGGCGGAAAAGCGATAAACCGATTGGCCGACGCGAAGCCATTTCAAACGCAATAAAGCGGGTGAATGGCAGCGTCTAAATTCTGAGGACGGCAGATGCCGAACATCAACGCTAATGCTGCTTATCAGCAGATACTTTCGATGGCGCTCGAAGATCGTTCGAGCGGATACCAAGATCTCGTGTCGGCGAACAACGCTCTGCTCGCCGTCATGCGGCGTAAGGGCCTTTGGCAGACATATTCGGGTCCGCGCATTCGACAGACACTCCAGATCGCCAAGCAAGTCGCGCAGTGGTACAGCGGCTACGACCAGTTGCTGAACCCCGCCATCGACCTGTTCAACGACGCCTACTTCGACCCGAAGATGGTCGTCGTTCCTGTCATCCTCTCGATGCAGGAAATTCTGAACAACGAGGGCGAGGCCCAGTTGATGGACGTCTACGACAGCTACATCGACGCCGCCGAGCGCTCGCTGGAAGATGTCATGGACGCCGCGCTGTATTCCGACGGCACCGCCAACGGCGGCAAGCAACTCACCGGCCTCGCGACTGCGGTGCCGATCGTCACCAACAGCGGATTGTACGGCGGCATCGATCGCACCAACGCGATCTGGCAGACCAAGGCGTACGATGCGCAGACGATGGCGACAGCTATCGGCACGCAGGTGCTGTCAACGACTATCCGCCCGATGCTCAACTTCATCATGACCAAGCAGTCTCGCGGCAAGGACTACGCCGACCTGTTGATCATGTCGCCCGAGCATTACGCGGCCTACGACGCGGCGACTGTCGCCATCCAGCGGCAGACCAACGAGACTTCTCTGGGCAAGCTGGGCTTTTCTTCAGTCGAGTATATCGGTGGCGGCAAGCGGGCCGAGATCGTCCTCGACGGCGGCATTGGCTCCAACATGCCAGCAAACACGACCTTTGGGCTGAACACCGACAGCTTCCGGCTGCGGTACCACCCGAACAGAAACTTCGACAACCTGTTCGATGGCGAGGGCCAGATGCCCATCGATAAGGACGCCATCGCGCAGTTCATTGGCTGGATGGGTGAGTTGACGCAGGTCAACCCGCTCTTCAACTGGCGCTTCTACGACAGCAACCCGGCCACCTAGCTTCGGAGGTCACTCCGAAAAAACTGGAGCCGTCATCGTCACCAGTCCCGAAAACAGGTGTCCCTAACCCCCGATGACGGCTCCAGCCCCATTCCCTCAGACGGAGAATTGAAAATGCCAAAAGATCCCGATGAAGCAGTAGTCGCACTGTTCAAGCATCACGCGATCAAGAACGAGGACAGGTCGGCGAAGGAAGGCCGACCGATCTATGACGACATGGAGATCGTTGAAATCCGTTTTCCCGGCTCGCGCAGCGTGTCGGTATTTCCGGCGACGGCATTCTCGCACTGGATGAACGACCCGACGACTGGCGAGCAGACCCGCGTCACCTATGCCGAACGGTTTTCGCGCCAGTATCAGCAATTTAAGTCGCACACCGCACAGACCAAGAGCGGCACGCCGCTCCAGCATGTGCCCTTTCTCACCGAGGCCCGTCGGGCCGAACTTCGCGCCCTCAACATCTACACTGTGGAGGCGCTGGCATCTGTCGATGGGCAGGAACTGAAGAACCTTGGTCAGGGAGGTCGCGACCTAAAAAACAAGGCGCAGGAGTTCATCGCCGAGAGCCGACAGGGCGCTCCGAATGCGGCGCTACTCGCCGAGGTCGAAGCGCTCAAGGCCCGCAATGCCATCCTCGAAGAGGATGCCAAAGTGCGGCAGAGCGAAGGTGGCGATCCTTTCGAGAACATGACGCTCGATATGCTGCGTGACTTCATTGCGACCAATACCGGACGCGCACCCCACGGTTCGCTCAATCGCAAGACGCTCGTGCGGATGGCGACGGAGGCACAATCCAAGGTGACCTGATGACGTTACTGTCGGTGACGAAGGATGTCTGCGCGGCAGTCGGCGTTCTGATCCCGCCGACTTCCGTATTTACCAGCATCACCGGCAACCGCACGATGCAGGAGATGCTTTCGCTCGCCAACGAGATGGCGCAGCGCATCTCGTACGACACCCGCGAGTGGACAGTGCTGAAGGTGATGGCGGTCATGACCGGCGACGGTATCAAGACCGCCTTCGACCTCCCGGCAGACTACAAGCGCATGCTGCTCACGGCGAACGTCTGGCGCTCCACGCAGACGCAGTTCCCGATGCGCTTCATCGTTGACACCGATGAGTGGATACAGCGCCGGGCGCAGGGCAACTACGACACTCGCGGCGAGTGGACGATCATGGGCGGGAAGATGCACATCCAGCCTGTGCTGAAGGTCGGCCAGACTGCGACGTTTGCCTACCTGCACAAGAACTGCATCACACTCGCCGCCGGAGGCGCCGGTGACGCCTTCATGGCCGACGGCGACAGCTTCGTGCTGGGCGACCGGCTGCTGAAGCTGGGCATGATCTGGCAGTGGAAAGCGTACAAGGGCACGCCTTACACCGAGGACATGGGGACGTACGGCGACGCCCTCACGATGGCGATGGGGACTGACCAGCCAGCGCCGATCTACATTGGCCGCACACCGATCTCCGCCAACGCCGCCACTGCCTATCCATTCCCGGCGCCGACGCCATGAGCCTTCACCAAGCATTTCGCAGGGTGCCGGTGCCGCCGCAGATGGCACAACGCTCGACGCCGTACATCATCCCGGCGCCGACACGCGGCATCGTGCAGAGCGAGAACTACACCTTCATGCAGCCGGGTGCCGCCATCATCTGCGACAACTGGGTGCCGACCATGCGCGGCGTCAAGCTGCGCGGCGGCTGCACACGCTGGTGCGCCCTGCCTGAGCAACTGCCGGTCGTTTCAGGTTTTGAGTACAAGAGCGCCACTACCGAGAGGATGTTCGCTGCTAACGACACCAAGCTGTACGACGTAACCACAAGCGTGCCGGTGCTGGTCAAGGGCGGGCAATCGTCCGGCAACTACGCCGCCACCCAGATGGCGAATGCCGGTGGTGACTTCCTGATTGCCGTCAACGATCGCGGCGACCCGCCGCTGCGCTTCGACGGCACGGCGTGGACCGTTCTCAACGGCGGGCAGATCACTGGACCAGCCGGTACGCCGGTCGCTGCCGGGGAGAACCTCGTCTACGTCTGGAAGTATCGCAGCCGCCTGTTCTTCATCGAGGCCGATAGCATGAATGCTTGGTACCTCGATGTGAACTCGATACAGGGCGCCCTTCAGGTTATTCCGCTTTCTGGCGCCGCCAACAAGGGCGGCAAGCTGGTGTTTGGCGCCACATGGTCGATCGACGCCGGTGATGGCACTGACGACAAGTGCGTGTTCTACACCAGCGAAGGCGAGGCGATCATCTTCACCGGCAGTAATCCGAGCGACGCAGCGAACTGGCGGCAAGAGGGTCGCTATCAGGTCAGCAAGCCGATGGGCATGAACGCGCATATGTCGATCGGCGGTGATTTGCTGATCGCCACCGTGGATGGCATCGCGCCGCTGTCGCAAGCGATTACTAAGACAGCCGACCAACTCGAACTCGCAATGCTCACGCGCAACATCAAGCCGATGTGGCGGGCCGAGGTCGCCGACAAAAACAATCTGCCGTGGACGATGAAAAAGTGGGACCAGTACGGCGGCGCATTCGTGACGACGCCGGGAGGGCCGGTCGGCAAACGCTACTGCCTTGTCGTCAACACGCAGACCACTGCGTGGTGCCGGTTCGTCGGCTACGACGCCACCTGCTTCCTGTACTCGCGCAACAGTTTGTTTTTCGGAACGCAGGGCGGCGTCATCATGCAAGCCGACCGCACCGGCTTTGATGACGGCCTTCCCTACACCGCTATACTGGTCGGCGGCTGGGAGATGTTCCAGACCCCGCCGGTGTCGGTGGTCTGGCGTCAGGCTCGCGCCACTTTCACATCGTCGTCCGGCGAACCGTTCCAGCCGCAACTTGCGGCATGCACGGATTACGTCCTGCGCTTGCCGACACCGCCGGTGCCAGCAGCGGACCCCGGCGTGCCGGACGTCTGGGATCAGGGCCTGTGGGATCAGGCGCTGTGGGATCAGGAGAGTGCGCTGGTCACGCCAGTGGTCCGCAACACCGGCTGGGTGTCGATCGGCGAGACCGGCTTCTCGCACGCGCCGATCGTGCAGGTCGCGGTCGCGCAGCAGGGCAAGCCGAACGTCGAACTGATCTCGATCGCCGCAATGTACGAGAAGCTGGGCGCAAACGTCTGAGGGCACCATGCCATCCGCACCGCCAGTACCCGAGTTCGCACCGCCGCCACCGGCTGAGCAAGCCGCCCCGGCAATGGGCAGTCTGTTCGAGACCTACAACCCTCAAGGGGCGCTGAGCGGCCTGTTTGCTCCCGCTTACATCCGTGGCTTCGCGCCGTCGGAGGATGCGGTCTCGCAGTATTATTCGCAGAGCGGGCCGGGTCATCGATTGTCATCCGACGAACTCGACATGACCCGTATGCCAGCGGAGTACCGGCCGACAACGTACAGTCGTGGCGATGGCGTCTATGGCGGGCCGCTTCCCATGACGCAGACCTATGGCGACCCGCGAGGGATGATCGACCCTAACGCTCTCCGCGCAGCGGCGCAGGGCGGGCGACCCTATGACATGGAAGCCCGCCGCGCCGCTATTGCTGCAAGACTTGCAGCAAACGCGGCGGCGCAGGGTCAGCCAGCGGCAGTGGCCCCGGTTGCGCTGGACGAGAAGCCGAGGCCAGCCGGGTATCTGCGCGACCCGAGGCTCGACAATGACAACATCAACGGAAGGTTCATCTACTGATGCTGCGCTACGTCTACGGGCAAGACCAGATCGTCGGCGACTTCGTTGCCAGCATGATCCCGCACAACCGCAACGGCTTTGGCGGCAACTTCGCGACGATTGGCGTGATCAACGAGGACGGCATCCTTATCGGCGGGCTGGTTTATCACAACTACGACCCCGACGCCGGACTGATCGAGATGAGTGGTGCCGCGATCGACCCGCACTGGCTGATGCGCGGCACCATCGAGCGCATGTATCGCTATCCGTTCATTCAGTGCGGGGTGCAGATGCTCGTGCAGCGCACGCCGATCGAGAACGAGCGGCTGCTGCGTCAGCTTGCGGTCTACGACTACACCTTCATCAAGATACCGAGGATGTTTGGGCGCGGCAAAGACGGCGTGCTGTGTCTGCTGACGCAAGAGGCTTGGGCCGGTAACCGCTTCAACAAAAGGTTCAGACATCACGAGATTGATGCTGGGCTGGAGGAGGCCGCGTAGATGCCAAATTATTCAGACCCCAACATGGTCAACTCGCAGCGCAATGCCATCGTGCAAGCGCTGATGGGTATCGCCAATCCGCCGCCGCCTACCGGCATGCCGGGGGCGGACATGCAGTACGGCGCGACAGCGGCGCCATCGGTAACCGGGCCGATCGTGCCGCCCGCCGGTGGCGGCGCCATGACCGGAATGGCGCCACCGCAGCAGGGTTATGCGCCGACCGGGCCGTCGCCGGTGCAGAGCCAGCCAATGGGAGGCGGCGTGCAAGGTCCGCCAGCACCGGGAGCGCCGCCGCAGTCGATGCCCGGCATGCCCGGCATGGGACGCGCCGGTCTGCCGCAAGGGCCGATGCCAAAGACGCCAAACCTTGTCGGACAGCCGTTGCCGATCGAGCAGCCCGGTTCGCAGATGCAGCCGCCGGGCGGGAGCCAACTCAGGTACTAGATCATGGGCAAGAGTTCACCGTCACCGCCTCCGGCACCAAATCCGCAGGACACGGCGCGTGCCTCGACGTCAACCAACGTCGCGACGTCGATCGCCAATGCGTTTTTGAACAACACCAATCAGGTAACGCCCGAGGGTGAACTTCGCTACGACGTAACCGACAACTACACTTGGAACGATCCGTACACCGGACTGAACGTCCAGATCCCGAGGTTCAGTGCGACACAGATACGATCGCCGCAAGCGCAAGCCATCGAGGACCAGAACCAAGCCGCCAAGTTCAACTTGGCTGGCATGGCGAACGCGCAGTCGGCGCGGCTGTCCGAGCATCTGGCCGACAGCATCGACCTGACCGGCGCACCGGATGCGGCCGACCCAAGCAGGATCAGCGGCGTGCCGGGTGCAGCGACCACATTCGGCGATGCGGGCCAGCAGCAAACGACGCTGGGAGACGCTGGCGAGATCA